TTGCTCTTTTGCTTTGCTCATGTTGAACTCTTGCGTTAGCAATTCATGGGCTTGTTGTTTAGCGGCTAATTGTGTAGCGGCTGGTAAGTTCTTATCTTGTGCAAGTGCCATCCACTTAAATGGATCTTTACCTGCTTGTTCAAAGATTGAATTTGTGTCAGGTACAACTTGTGGAGCAGGTTGAGGAGCGGCTTGTGCAACTGGTTGCATTTGGCCTGGAGCAACAGGTGCTACTGGAGCGCCACCTTGTACTTTTTGTAGATACGCTTGTGTCTCTTGTGGAAGTTGTCCAACGTTTAATTGGCCTTGGTTGGCTGCAATGTTTTGTTGAACACGGCCAGGACCAGCATTGTAGGCTGCGATTGCTTTTTGTTCATCGCCACCAAAGTGATTTAACAATGCTTGATAGTATTCTTGTCCAACACGGTTATATTCTTCTGGAGTTTGTGCTTGTGCTGGGCGTACACCAAAACCTGGTTGAGCAGCCGTTGCGGGCATTACTTGCGCGGCAAACATCGCACCTTTTGGGCTTGTCACAGGAGCGCCAGCGGCTGTATAATCACGGCCACCGCTTTCTGCTTGCACCATGCGACCAAAAGTATCTGGACTTACTGGTCCAGCAGTTACTTGTGGGCGGACTGCGCCAGGAATTTCTTCCTTTGTAATCTTTTGTTGTGTGCCATCACCAAAGGTTTTGATTTCTTGTGTGTGGACTGTTGTGTTGGCTAATAACTCTCTGCGCTTACGTTCATCTTCTGTTTCGTAATCGCCAAGGTAAGTGCCAAACTGATCGTATTGTGCTGCCATGTTTGTATTATTCCTTAGAAACTAATGCCTTTGAAACTAATGCCAGCGTTATAACCTGAAGTATTAGTTCCTTGTGTGCCACGGAAGTCAGGCGTATAACTTGCGGCTGGTGTTCCAAACAATACACTCGCATATTGATTGTATAATGCTTGTGGAGCCATTGCGGCAGTAACTTGTTGACCAGCGGCACCCAATGCCTGACCAAGTTGGCTTGCACCGCCTTGTTGTAATGCCTGATTGGCTGCAAGACGTTGAGCGGCAATGTTACTTGAAACTTGAGCACCCAATTGTTGTTGTGCGGCAGCAGTTTGGCCAGCAAGTTGGCTTTCAATCATGCGTTGACGATAACTGTCACTAACACCACCAGAGGCTGCTTCACGACGCAATTGTGCCAAGTTCTGCATATATTGTGCTTGTGCTGGTGCATAAGCGGCTGCAATTTGTTGTTGTTCATATTCAGGCGTGAACATGCGTTCTAAACCAGCAGTACCTGTGCGAACTGCTGATGCGCCAGTTTCGCCTAATGTTTGTCCTATCTGGCCAGCCTGGGTTGCTTGATTTTGTGCAGCCTTTAGCAAGCCTTGAGCATTATCATAGTAAGTGTCTTTAGCACCACCAACCGCTTGCTTATACGCAGGAATGATTGTGCCAGTAAGCATTTCAGTTGTTGCTCTTAACTGTGCTTTTTGTTCTTCTGTTGTAACTGGGGCTGAAGAGCCAGAACTTTTACCAAAACTCATAATGTTTTCCTTATTGTGATATTTAGCATGTTCTCATCATGCCCTAGTCGGCGCAACTGGGCCGCTTACAAATTGTGCCTGATATTCAGGACTGTTGATATAATTCACCAACTGTTGTGGAGTTGCTGTGAAGTCTGCTTGCTGAATACCCCATGGTGTTGCTGGCGCACCAGGAATAGTATTTGCAAGTGTTGGGTTAAATGTATGACCTGTTTGTAAAGGATGTGTTCCCCAATAGAATGGGTCCTGAACATCGCTTGTTGTATGATAGAAAGGTGTTGTTTCCATGAAGCCTGGATTTAGACCCCAATATGGAATTGCACGTCCTGCAGGAACAGTAGGTGTTGTAGGTGTTGTTGGAGTCGTAGGTGTTGTTGGAGTAGATGGCTTTGGAGTAACAACTGGGAACACTGGAGTCACAGGTGTTGGAGTCCAACCATCTGGACTGTATGGGTCAACAACTTCAGTTGGAGGTGTGCCTGTTTCAGTTACGCCACCAGGAACAACTGGAGTTAAGTCACCTGGAGTTACTGTAGGAGTTGTAGTTGTTGGACGAGTATCAGTAATTGTTATTTCCGGAATGTCGTCTACTGGAGTTGTTACATTACTTGGTGCTGGAGTAGTTGTTGCTGTGCCATCTGGGTGAATAGTAATTGAACTACCATCATCATATGTGTAAGTTGTAGAACCGTTACCCATGTCAATGCCGCCACCAGAGCCGCCACCAGCCGCAGTAACGTGACTTGTGCCTGAAGCATCTTTTGTAACGCTAGAACCATCTGGATTGCTTGTTACGCTTGTGCCATCAGCATAAGTTGTTGTAACGCTACCATTCCAGTTCATTGTAGTTGAACTACCATCAGCATTTAAATTAACTGGAGCAACATAAGAATCTGGAACACCACCAAAGTCTTTTACTGTGCCTGTGCCTGCTGGCTGAACCCATGCATTTGATTCTTGGCTGAAGTATGCGCCAGTTGTTGGGTTAACGTAAGTGTCTAATGTGTCATCCCACTTAGCACCATTGCTGTTTTCAACTGAAGCAAGTTCAGTACCTTCTGGTAAACTGCCGCTACCTGGGTTTTCAATTGAACGTGGTAGACCAGCAATTTCAGCAGTAGAGCCAGCAGTTGTCATGTTGCCATCAATGGAGATTGGCTTGCCACTTTGAATAGCCGCTTCGTAATCACTTAGCAATACTGTCTTGCCTGAATCAAGAACAACTTCATAACCATTTGGACCATTGTAAACTGTGCCTGGTGCGCTGTCGCTAATACCTGTAGAAACTAAGTCTACTGGAGCAGTAGGAGCAATTGGACCGCCACCATCGTAACCTGTATTAATGATTTCGCCACCTGCTGGTCCACCAACTACTTGTGGGTTTACGCCACCAGGACTTAAATCTACTACTGGAGCAGGTTGATATGGACTTGGAGTAGAGCCAACAACGTTACCATCAGCACCACGAGTAATTGTAGAACCATCATCAAATGTGTAAGTTGTTTGGCCAGTTTGTGGATTAAAGTATTGTGATGCGGCACCTGTTGCTCCACCTAAGAAGCCACCTGTTAATGCACCTTGAGCAATGTCACCACCTGTTAGCAATGCACCTGTAGCACCACCAGCCGCACCGCCTGCGGCGCCTGCTACCATACCACTTGCACCTGCTTCTGCGGCAGCGCCACCAGCAACACCACCAACATAACCAGCGGCTCCGCCTACTAATGCGCCTTCTAAAATGTTACCGCCATTTTCTGCGGCACTTGCGGCACCACCTAGTGCGCCAGCCCATACTGGAGGCACACCCATAGCCATAGCACCAACGCTAACAATAGCGCCAAGCGGATCATCCATTACCGCTTCTACTGTATCGCCTACGAAGTCACCAACGTCTTCAACAACGTCACCTACTGCGTCTAGAACGTCTCCAACAAATCCACCACACATATTATAGTTCCTTTAAACAATTGAACCCTTGAGTCTTAAATCCCAAACGGTTATAAAATCTTTCAACAACCTTAGGATTGTCCCCTGTTGTTTGTCCCAACCATAATTGGCTGGCTTGTTGATCCTTAGCCCACTTTTCTAAGAAAGCGATAAGTTTCGTTGCAATGTCACCTTTGCGATATTCTGGAAGTACAAACAATCCAATATCAGTGACACGCACAGTTTCGTTGAATACGCTTTCATGCACAACGCCACAAACGAAGCCCACTAACTTATCATTATGATCAGTATCAATTGCCAGTTCAACAAGTGTTCTTGGACTTGTTACTAGCATGTGGACTTTGTGGATAGTAGCACGACCTAACTTTGTATGCGCTAACATCTCATCAGTTAGACCTACTATCTTTAACACATCTTCTTTCGTGGCAGTTCTATACGTAATCATTGCTCTATTTAGTTTACTGTTTAACCACCTGAGCGGATAATGCGCGGAATCCAAACTGACTTTGTGTCACAACTGCATCGCCACCTAAGGGTTCAAATCCAATTTCTAGAATGTACCAATAGTAGCCAGGAGCAGGTTGATCAATGATACTTGCAAAAACTGTATCGTTTTGTGGTAATGCTATGCTTGTGTCATTGCTTACGCCACCTACAGTTAAGAACATATCATTGGTGCCATCAGCACCGCCAATTTGAGAACCTTTGATTACTAATGTGTCCCCAGCGGCAAAGCCTTCACCAGGACTTGAAATAGTAAGTGTGGTATTGTAGTATGGATTATAAATCTGTGGGCTGACCAATGTGGCTGTACCAGTAACTGATGTTGCAACTTGAATGTAAGTTGGTGTTGCCGCAGTAATTTTATATGTGCCATTGTAAGGATCAGCACCTGTTAATGTAACGCTTTGTCCAACTGCAAACGCTGGAGCAGAGTTAGTTACAGTGATTGTTAAGATGCCAGCCGCTTCAGCAACCGCAGTAGGAGTTTTGTAGTTCCATGGTTCAGTACGATATGGGACTGCTGTTTGTGCTGGACCAAAGTATGGACCGCCTAAACTTAAACCAGTTGTGTCAGTAATAATTGCTGGCTTCAATTCAACATCCAAAACTAATCCAGTTCCTGAACCTGTAAGCACTTCTGGGACTACGCTGTAGTTTGATTTGTAAGTGTTGCGTGAAATATGATTGTCACCACTTGTAACATCCAAACTTAAAACTGTATTCACGATAGGATCTAATGTAGAATACAAATATGTGCGCTGAGCAACAGTTTCATCAAGAATGAAAATAAAGTCTGGGTTTACTGGGTCAGTGTTGGTTTCGCCTTTGTAACGGTTAACTGCAACAGTAACATTCATTGAACTTGTTGTGGTTGCTAGATAACTTGTGATTTCGTTTAACTGTGCTGAAATGAACACACGGTCAGTTGGACTTTGAACTGTAACACGAGCATTACAATCCGTTGAGTTAAATCCACCTGCTGGATTTAGTCCTACTGTGCCGCCTGAACTTGGAGCAACGATTGTGTAAGAGTTTGATGTTCTAGCAATGACATAAGTTGTTGTGCAACTTACAACACCAATAGGCGCATACACGCCATCATAGAAACTGTCAGTAACTCCAATTACTTCAATGTTGTTGCCAAGTGCAAATGGTGGACTTGCTTGTGCGCTGGCAAAGGTGAACTTCCATGTGCGCCCATCAAGCATTTCACTTGTGCCTAATGGTATAGGAGCAACATACAAGTCTGCTGGTAATGTTTGTGCAAATGGAAGACGAAAGTTGCCAGTTAGGTAACCTGTTGCTGAACTAGAAAAGCCAGCAAAGTTTTGCCCCAGGCCACTGGGACCAGAAAGCAAATAGTTGATAGCATCGTTGGTGCCTTCTTTGTCTGTATGTTCTACAGGATACTTTGCCATTATCTGTCATCCTCAACTTGTGTGAACTGCCATGTTGTTGCAGAACAAATCCAAATGTTCTTTGTAGCACTATTTCCAATTTCAATGCTGTTAACACGGAAAGCATTTTGGTTAATCTGCACCCAAGGATTGTTAGTATCAGTTGCTAGTGTATGAGCAACACTTGCTACTGGATCTTGACCAACTGAGTTGGCGCCTTCAATTGTGATATCCACGCTACCAATATTTTCTGGACTAGTAGCAGGCATAATTGGTACACCAACTTTGCTCAAGTTATTAATCTCAGGTAGGATACGGTGCACCATTAACTTGCCACTGTAGTCTTCAATCATCTTAATGTTATCACGACGGAAGTAACTGCGGATTGGGTATTCACGTAATTGTGGGCCTAAGAAGTTGTAGCCATCATCTTGCTGAACAAGTGTTCTATTGGTTAAACCACGTGCATATACTACATTACGGTCACCAGCATTATATCTCCAGGTATCTAAAGGAGTGCCAGTTACAGTAAATGTAGAAATCTTACCACCAGTATCAACTGCTGTTACAGTTACGGTTGCATCATTAGTTGGCGTTGTGCCACCAAGCAAGTCACCAGTAATTTTAATTGTGTCGCCTACAGCATAACCCGTTCCACGGACGTTGTTTGTTGGGTAGCCTTGATATGCTTCGTTTGTGCGTAGAATGTTGTAATGTGCGCCACTACCACTTGAACTAATGTTTGTTCCAGTTAGGTTGTAATACCATTCCAGACTGTTCCACGCTGGGCTTTCAGTTGCCATTGTTGCACTTTGAACTTCACGTGGTGCGTTGAAGCAATCCAAATCATAACGATATGAAAGCATCATGTTAGGAACACCATCACTTACAAACTTGAAGTTCAAGCCTGTTACTGTTCCAACTGTAGTTGTTACGCCATTGCCAGTTGGTGTTGTGCTTAATGTGAATTCATCAACGCCGTTAGTGTCCACAACATAATAAGTTGTTGGATTTGAATAACCGCTAATGCTGCCTGTACCTGACTCTGTTCCACTTAGGACTACACTTAGGCCATTACGCAACACGCCGCTTTCTAACGTGCAGCCAAATGTACCAGCAGTATCTAACACAGTGATGTCACTAATGATAGGAGGAACTGTTGGGTAGTAAATTTCAACTTGGTTCTTTTGTGTGTTTGTTTGCATGAACACACGGTCAACATAGTCTGGATCCAATTGATCATAAAACCAGTTCTTAACACGCTGGTTGCCTAGACCTTGGAAGTCCTGTCCGTTGAATACCCAAATGTCACGAGCATCAATACCATACACTAATTTGTCAGTGTTTGCCCAGCAGTTGCTTGAAAGCAATCCACGACCTTGGTTAACAAGACGCACACCAAGACTTGGAGTGTTTGTTGTTGCATAGTTCATTGGACTTAACACAACGGTATCCCAATATGAACATACGAACATTTGGCCGTTACTTGGGAACGCATCAACTGCGCCAGCACGTAATGGAGTGTTCACTGTGTTGGCAACGTTTGTTACAGTTGGTTGCCATGTTGTTGGCGCTTGATTCAAACCAAATTCTTGTGACCAACGAATTGATGTTGAACTTTCTTTGATTGTGCCATCTAATTGAACTGCTGTTAATCCACCTGCTACCAATACGCAACCAACGTTAGGAGTGTTGTAGATACGCATGAACTTGGCCACAACTGATTTGTAGAATGGGTTATCATTCCATGAGTACAATGGAGCCACACTACCGCCACCAGGATAGGCTGCACCAGGAACTGCATAGTAATCAATTGTGCTTGTTGTTGAACTTACAACAGTGAACGTGCCATTGTAGTAATTGTCTACGTCACTGATAACAATCTTATCGCCTGCTTGGTATGGCGCTGTTTCATAAGGTGTGCTCAATGTGATTTGTTGAACTGCTGGACTAACATAAGCAATGTTATCAATGCTGCCTGGGATAACGTTACTGTACATTATCATCTGTGGATATGGGTCACTAACTGCACCAGAAACAATTTGTGTGCCAGTTGTGGTCAATGAGAATGACACATCACTTAATGAAACGTCAGTAACAGTATGAAGTCCACGGTATGATGTTGGAACAATTTGCTCAACAAGAATCTCTTGACCAATAGCGAATGGTGAGTATGCAAATGACAATCCATCAACTGAACCCGCAGTTGTTACAACACCAGAGCCGCCTAATGTTGTGCTTAGTGTAAATGAATCAAAACCGTTAGTGCTTACAATGTAATATGTTGTTGGGTTACTGTAACCTGTAATAGTGCCTGTGCCAGTTAGTGTGCCAGAGACATAAACCTTTTGATTTAACTTCAGTGGTTGGTTGCCAGTGTAATTGAATTGGCCAGCAGTTCCAACAATGCTTGCACCTGTAATAGAACTTGTATATGTTGGGAAAGTAATTGTGCTGACACCAGCACTTGAACTTGCGCCTGTGGTTGCTAAACTTACGCCTTCAAACGCTGGCCAAAACATTGGAGGGTTGGCTTCGTCATTGAAGAAAGGAATAGTGCCGTTCCACGCTTCTGTAATGTTGGTTGCTTGGTTGTATGTTGTAAATGGGCCAGCGCCAGGAGTAATATCTTGCCATGCACCTAAACCATTGCTGGCATACCAGTAGCCTTCATCAGTTGCAACAATAAAGTAAAAGTCATTGTCCTTGCCTTCTTGTGGAGGACGGAAGCCACCAGTAACGAATGTTGGTGTGCCAGGAACGTCAGGTAGGATGGTCTCGTCACCTGCAACAGAGCGGATACCTCTAACGTCTGTTTCAACGTTTAAACCTGCGTTGTATTCATTTGGGCCCAATGCTGAACTAGGGACGTCTGGGCTGAACGTCATCTTTGTAAACGGGATTCTTACCTCGTCGTAAGCCTTTTTGGTTTGTGCCATAGGGATATGGTTCCTTAGTAATATAGGAATATTTAGCGTTGGCTTGCTGTCCATTGCGGACAAAGAAAAACCCAGGGTCCTTCACAGGATGCTGGGTTCTAAGCGTTGTTAAAGTATAAAGATGATAACTCACTCTTGTGAAATTATCGCCTATGCTAGATTAAATCCGTAAGCAACTCATGCTGCCTACACGTTTACTTATTAGTCTAATGTGGGTTCAATCTTCGTTTCAGTGTTGTTTGGTTGTTTTGCTTTGCCATGCATTGCTTCATAAACAACTTTTGATTCTGCTGTTAGTCCAACCTGTGCATACTTGTGTCCACTCCAGAAAAACAATGCACCCAGAATGAATACTAGAATTGTGTACCAGGTGTAGAATCCAAAGTATGCCGCGGCGCCCATAATGAGCATCAGTGCAAGTCCAAGATTAGCAGACTCTAAACCTGTTTTAACAATGCTTTCGCTTGTGACTGTAATGTTGCTCATTTTTGATTCCTTTTCAAGTTGGATTAACGTGAAGTGCAAATTGTTTGAAACTTAACTGCAAGCGTTTCTGGGACTGGATTGTACCATTGTTGGTACCAATTTTCATTTGTATCTTGAATCAAAATGTTGTCATAATAAACTACTTCGCGAATGATACGAACTAGTCTAGAATCACAATGCACTTGAACAAGTGTTTTAGTTTCCGTGGTGTTTTGCTTGTTTTTAAAAGTGAACCAACTTAAAGCGGTACGACCATTGTTATAACCATAAGTTGTTGCTCCTTCACGATACATCAAATCATTCGTGCCTTCAGCAACATAGCGCATTTGTGCGAATGTACCAACGGATGCTACTGCAAGAATTAATGCGGTTAGAATCTTTTTCATTTTGAGTCCTTACTTGCCAAGCCAAAAAGCAAACTTTACAAAATAAATGCCAACAACTGCGGCAAGACCTAGTATTGCGATTGCTGTTGCGATACCTGCTAATAGTGCTAACATTGTGTTCTCCTGTTTGTTGCTGTCTATGTGTTTATTATACGATGGTAAACGAAAAAGAGCAACCTGATTTTTGTTGTATTTTTGCAACAAAGTTAAACTATCGTATTACTTTTTAGGACCTGAATGCGTTAGTATGAAAAGCATTTTGTCCTCATGGTCCTCTTTACCCCAAATTGCATCTGCAAATTCATGTAATGTGCAAGGGCGTCCGTTAAACACCCAATTGTGGCTTACCCAACGACTTTGCTGTGCTCTGCTGTACTGTGCTTGTATTTGACTTTGATTTGCTATGTTTGCTTGCCCTTGATAGTTTTGATATGCTTGATCAAACGCATTATTAATTTGGTCACTTGAGCCAAGTATTGATGCTTGTGCTTCTGTTCCAAATATGCCGTCAAAGAAACTCATTGCTATTCCTTAAAGTGATAGTAGTGTTAGTAACTCTTGTTCTCTGCTGTGGTATGTTGCATTGATTAAAATGGTGCTTGTTTCATTGCCCCAATCAATATCAGTGCTTACTTGTACTGTGCATAGACCATTTACTTTGTCGTTTTGTATTTGCTGGACTCTTGGGTCATGCTCTACATAATTGCCCATTAACATCTTTGGGGTCATAACGTTTGTTATGCCATGTGGGATTTCAATGCGAATTGTTATCATGATATATCTTTAGTAGTTCTGCTACTTCTGCTTTGCGCTTTGCTCTCCAGCGGGCGTGTCGTTGTGCTGGTGTTAATGGATTGGCCTTGCGTGGGCGGCCTCGTTTTGGTTTGTTAATTTCTTGCATACGTTTCCTTTCTATTTAGGTCCAATCGCGGAACCCTCTCAAACTCTTTGACAATCACTTTACCCCTATGACCCCTTCTAATGTGTCGCGAAGCGAGACCCAGAGGGGGCGAAGCCCAGAAGTAAATCAATTGCCGACTCATTTAGGTCTTTAGACCTGTCACGAAGTGACTTTTGAGTAGGCTACTATTATTACTTCTTATTACTCATTATTACTATTATTACTCTTATTACTTGTATATAATTCGCGGCCTTGCTCCATGAAACGGGCTAGTCGTTGTGCTCCTGTTTCTTGTGCTGTAGCATACACTGGCGCTTCAAGTAAGATTTGACTATACCCAATTGCGTTTACCTTCTTTTGTGCTGGGCTTAGTTTTGTTTCAATTTGCGTTTGCATATTAAAAGTGCCAATGGTAAAGTTAAGCAACATGCTGGACCTATCAAAGTGTGCATACACTCCTGGGTTTAGTGGTTGCATTCTGGATGTGCCCTTAGCCCATGCCATTGGATTAGGATCACGACCAAAGCCGCTTCTAATAAACTTGCTTTCCCATTTTGGATTGCCAACACCTGCTTTAGCAATCAAGCGTTCTTTGCTTTCAGCAAAGTGAGTTAACATTTGTTCACGCAACTCCATCTCGCCGTATTGGATCATAGTTTCGCTTAGCCTAAACATGGCCTTATTAGCGTCCCTACTGCGTCCTTGTAATGAGATTTTTGTTGTAAAAGCGCAGTCATCCCAACGTTCATGTTTGAACAGTTTTGCGCGAATGTCTGCTGTTACTTTCTTAACTTTGTCGCCATGTTCATAAATGGTAATTTGCATAGCGTGCCACTGTAAATCTGTGTATAGTGCAGGATTCAATCCAGGCATTGTTTCTGTTGTCATTTCTTATTCCTTTATCCAAGCAAATTCTTCGCTGTCTGTTTTAAAGATCCAAGCGTCATTGCCTTTTAGTTTTTCTAGTGCAACATATTCGTTAGCCTTCTCAATGTATTTGAAGTAACGACGGTACTGTGTGCGGATATCAAATTCCTCATCGTACTCAAAGGATACAACTACTAATGGTAATGTCATCTTGGGAACTCCAAGCAAAACACATGAGTCTTTTGACCCTTGAGTGCAAGCATCATTTGTTCTTGCTGTGCGTCTTCTAAATTTGTGTAATAGCCCAAGTAAGGCGTTGAACTAGAAGTTGGTGCGTGATAGTTAATGTTGCCAGTGTTTGTTAAACTGGCTAACACATATACGCTTAATGAGTCTGGTTGTTCAATTGGCTTCATTTTGTCCACATGCTTTCTTCAAACTGCATGACTGGTGTGTTGCACAAGTCACTCATGATTTCACTAATGCGCTGAATGTGCATAATGTTGTCTAGTGTGAAGTCACGTTGGTAATTGCCATTTTTGTTTGGGCGGAACAGTTGGTTGTTTAGAATGCCACCTAAGTAGGAAGCAATACTGTTCATGCGTCCCTTAGTCATGCGTGGCAACTTAGGCTGTGCTTTGTAGAAGAATTCTACTTCTGCTTTAGGGTCATTGTGGAACTCAGCGCCATACGCTGTCCACTCAAAAATGCAACCAATGATCTTGTCATGGTCGTTCTTTGCAATGTCAACGTAAACTGTGTTGGCACTGGTGTCTTTAACTGTAAATGGGATTTTCATCTCTAACCTTTCAATTGTAGCAACATGTGATCGTCCAGTACTCCCCTGGCATGCTGTTAATAGTATATAGCAGGTAAACGAAAAAAGCAATACCAAATGGCGGTAAAATTGCAAGTTTTGGCAAAGTGTAGGTTTGACATCCTGTAACGAAAATGTTTAAATACAGTATGCGCTAGTGCAATGCTAGTCGCTAGGATTAGGTTCACTTTATTACAGCCATTATAAAGTACTCCTCTAACTCCACCTAATCCGGTAGTAGAAGCCTGGGCTTCCTGATCAGTTGCTTACCGTGTGTTTTTAAAAGTTTCACGCTAAAGGGCTCTACTATTTTTCTTAATTCAATTTTCCAGGCGTTGTAAGTCATTGATTTATATAAGAAAAAAGCACCCAGAAAAGGTGCTTTTTGCGTTTTTGCGTGAAAACAGGCGTTTCACTGGTCTATGTACTGGCAGAGGGTAAAAGAATCGAACTTTTAATGACGGAATCAAAATCCGTAGTTATACCATTTAACTAACCCCCAACATTATTCGCTTATGGTCCTACCTACTGTCATGATGGCAACAGTGAACTCATCTGTGTTGAACATTCTATTTAATTTTTCTGCTAGGTTGAATGCATGACCAGATTCTGGAAATGCAGTCTTGCTATACTTAGGCCCAACAAAACTCAGTTCAATGTTTTGCAATGTTCTAACTTTGATTGGGCGGCCCTGATACAACACACCATAAAGCGCATCTGCTTCACATACTTCAAGTGCCCTGCTGTTGGCATCTACATCACGCAACAATACATTAGGCGTAGGTCTGGCCATGCGCTGGTCTCCTTGATGAAATGCCTTCTTGCTTTGCAATCTTAATAACAGTGATACGACTAATGCCGTGCTTTACACCAATTTCAGTGTGGTTCATTAAAGCAGAACGCAAGTCTTCAATAACGTCTTCACGCACATACTCTTTGCGTTGCTTACCAACTTTAGGCACTTTGTTTTCTTTGCCATTCTCGCCTAGTGCATTAGGTGGGCGCACCATTAAGCCATGCTTGTCTAACTCTGGTTTGCTTTCTTCCCAGTCGTATGTAATAGATAGTGGATGGCCCTTGTACCAAGAAATAGCGCCAGTGGCTCTAGCAATTTCTAACCAACGTGAAGGCTTTAATGTGCTTACAATAATCATACGCCACTCATCACTTTTGTAAGACATTGCCCATGGTTCATCCATGAGGTGTTGAAAGGGAACGTCAAGAGGCATCACACAAGCGGCTCTTATGTGATCAGCAGTAATACTTTGGCTCACGAATTTATATTCTCCAGTTCCAACTGCCTTACGCAAAATAGATTGCGGGCTTGGGTAGATGCTACAGTTGTTCTTGGGAATTGGATACCAAATATTAGGTTTTAACACTTCCATGCTCTTCATAGCAATATATATGCTACTTTAATGAAATGGTTAAGCCTTGCCTGCTATCTTTTCCTGCGAACGCCCATACGCGGCTAAGCCTAGAACTGCACCCATCGCGATATGATATAAGCCTGCACCCTGGAGTGTTAGAGGACTCCATTGACTTGTTACTTGACCACCTTGAACTGCTTGTAGTACTGACCACAGGATGGGGAATAACACGAAATCTGTAAAGCAAGTAATCATGTAGATGAACGACATCATAGGTCGCCACTTGCTGTTTATAAAGTCGCCAAACTTGTCATCAGTTTGAAGCGTATTAGTTGCGCCTTGTACTGCCACTTGAGCAGCCGCATCTGCGACTGCTTTTGTTTTGGCTGCTTCGTTAGCACTTGACCACCCACCACTAGCAATCTTAGCGTCAAGGTTTGCTTGCACTCGATCGCTTAGTGGATGTGTTACGTCAGTGTCAAAGAAGTTATCTAACTTAGGCATTATTTGATATGTGTTATTAGGTAGCCCATTACGCCAAGCAAAGAAACAATCACTGTGCCAGTGACTGTAACCATTACTTTAAACTTTTCGTCTTTGGCTGTTTGTAGCATAGTTTTAATTTCACTCATGCCTTTAGATGTTGTGTCTTTAAGATCCTTAAGTTCTGTTTCAAGTTTGTTAAATTTGTCATCTAAGTTTGTCATGCGTCTATCTAATCCTGCGTATCGTTCAGCACACACGGCTTCGTGTGTGCTTAGTCTTGCGTCTGTTGAATCTACTGTTGACATGTTATGCACCAATTGGAACTAGTGTTGTAATGATTGTTGCTGTAGATGGACCAAACGCTGTTGCGGCAAACGCTGGGAATGTAATGTTCAAATCATCTACTGCATACGCAAGTTCATAGTAGTCAGTTGTCAATGTTGGATTGATAACATAGTTCCACGCACTAATTGTAGCACCACCCTTTGGAACAGTAATACGACCCATTGAGCCAGTAACATCTGTGCCATTCTTACGCAACCAAATGTAAGCAGTATGTTCAGTGCCGTTGTCAGCGTTGTTGACTTGAATTGAGAACTGCATGTTGTATGCACCTGTAGCACCTGGGATTAATCTACTTGTGCTACCAACAGTTGCAATGTTATTAACATCAGCAGTTCCTAATGGGAACACCGCCGCTGTGTTTGTTGCGGCTGGAGTTACAGTTGTGTTGTATTGGAACTGGCCATACACACGGTTATAAACAATCTTGTTGCCAGTAACGCCAACGCCAGTGTTACCGTAAGCACCAGTGTTGAAGTTAAATGTATCACTGCGGAATGTTGCACTTGCAGTAGTTGCGTTGATTAAATCAACACGGTTACCAGAGTTCAATGGAGTTGCTGTTGGGAAAGCACGAACACGGAAGTTTGCACCACCGTTTGTAACAGTTGGAATGCTTAAACTTTGTGTGCCAGGCAATGTTGGAGCACCACTTGAAGTTGCACCAATTGTAACTGATGTAGTTGTTGGAGAACCAACAACCATGAATGTGCCAGTAGTTACGTTAGTAAAGTTTGCAACCGCAACTTTAGCGTTAATACCAAATGGGATGTAAGACTGTGCGCTATAAGTTACAGTGATTAGTTGACGAGTGAAAGTCAAACCAGTTACTGTACCGGCCGTAGTAGTCAAAGGAGCACCGCCAACTGTTGCACTTAATGTGATAACAGTTGATGTGCCTGCGCCACCGTTGTTTGCAACAACATAATATGTGCCTGCGCCAATACCTGTTGCAGTTCCAGTTAATGTGCCTGTAACAACAACCGCTGTGCCTACACCAACCAATGTTGCAGGAATTGTTAATTGACCACGTGTACCACTTACGCTTGTAACAGTTTGTGCTACGTTGACACGAGATACTGCGGTAATTGTAGCACCAGAAATTGTTAATGTGCCATCAGCGAATGTTTCAGCAGGAGCAAATTGAATTTGACCAGCGTGGACAGCGTTAAAGCCACCACCTTGGTTTTGTGTGCCAATGTAATCAGTAAAGCCAGTTGTTGCATAACCGTTAAAGTTTAGACCACCAATAACGTTTGTAGAAGTAACCGCAGATGGTGCTACTGGAGCAACGCCAGTGAATGGAATTGTGCCAGTTGTTTCGCTGTTACCGTTAGCAGTTCTTAATGAGAACACAGCACCTGTGTTGCCGCCAGCAAAAGTGTCACCAAAGAAGTGAGTGAACTGACCTTGTGCGCCGTTGCCTAATGTTGTTGGACTGTTGTTATAACTTGAGACAGCATCAATACCATTGTTGTCTGTAATTGTTGCTAATGGTGGAGCAGGGAATGTGTAAGTTGTGCTTGGAGTAGCAGTCAACGCACCCAATACGCGAGTACCATTTGCTAAATTAGCAGTAATTGTGCCTGCACTGAAGTTGCCACTTGCATCACGAGCAACAATAGTGCTTGCTGTGTTTGCGCTAGTAGCGTTTGTGCTAACTGTGACAGCCCCTGTGCTACTGTTAACACTTAGGTATGTGCTTGCGGCCAGTGATGTTACACCAGTGTTAGTGAATGTAACTGCGCCTGTTCCTGCACTTACACCAATACCTGTGCCAGCAACTGCACTTGTAACACCTGTGTTGGTAACTGTTACTGCGCCAGTGCTGCCAGATACACTAATACCTGTGCTTGCGGCCAAACTTGTCACACCGCTGTTTGTAATGCTAATTTCAGTAGCACTTACATCAGCAACAGTAATACCTGTGCCGCTTGAAACTTTAACTGTATCAGTAGTTGCATCACTACCAGTTAATGTTAAATTAGCACCACCAGTTGTTGCACTTGCCGCAAAATCGTAAGTTGTGTTTGTATCAGTTGCGTTGATGGTCATTGTACTTGCATCTGTAGCAACCACAGTGACGTTTGTGCCACCAGCAAACTTTACGCTATCAGTAGAAGCGTCACTGCCAACTAGATTTAAGTTAGCACCACCAGTTGTAGATGAAACATCTTGTGTATAAGTGGTGTTGTTATCTGTTGAACTGATTGTAATAGTGTTAGCATCTGTACGAGTTACAGTTGTAGCACCAGAACCTAGATACGCAACAGAATCAACACTTGCGTCACTGCCTGTTAGGTTCAAGTTTGCACCACCAGTTGTGCTTGTTGCATCAACAGTATATGTTGTGTTTGTATCTGTGCCAGTGATTGTAACTGTGCTTGCGTCTGTGGCTGTAACAGTAACTGAACCAGCACCTTTGTATGCAACAGAATCGACACTAGCATCACTGCCATTTAGGTTAACGTTAGCACCACCAGTTGTAGATGAAACATCTTGTGTATAGGTAGTGTTGTTATCTGTAGAACTAATTGTAATTGTGTTAGCATCAGTTCTTGTAACTGTAGTTGCGCCAGAACCCAAATATGCTACGCTATCAACTGACGCATCGCTGCCTGTTAGGTTCAAGTTTGCACCACCAGTAGTGCTTGTTGCATCAACTGTATAAGTTGTGTTTGTATCAGTTGCGGCAATAGTAATTGTGTTAGCATCAGTAGCAGTTACAGTTACGTTTGTGCCATTGGCAAACTTAATAGTGTCTGTAGAAGCGTCACTGCCTACCAAGTTTAAGTTAGCACCACCTGTTGTTACACTTGCGTCTTGAGTGTAAGTTGTGTTTAGGTCAGTGCCATCGATTGTGATTTCGTTTGAAGCAGTTTCACTAATAGTAATGTTTGTGCCGCCCAAGAACTTTGTTGAGCCAACAATAGTAATGCTTGGAATATCAATTTCACGAAGTTGTAAATCAACACCACCAGTAGCAGGTGCAACGTTTGTGTCATATGTTGGGATATCAGCAACAACACCATCAACGTAAGTTTTTGTTGTTAAGTCACTGCCGTTTGTAGGACCTGCTGGATTGATAGTAGCGTAGGTTGTTATGCCATCAATTAAAGTGATAACATCATTGCTTGAACTTAATACACCACTAGCGTATGTGCCTGTTCGAATGTTGAACGGGGCACTAGCACTACCATTTGCTTGAACAGAAATAAACTGGCCATTATTAATGTCGTTGGTGTTGAATACAGTTAAGTTAGAGTTTGCAGATGTTGTTGCATTTGGAGCAATAACACGGAAACCAGAACTGTTACCAGTTGTGCTTTGAACTTCTGGACGGTTTGCACGATTGCCTGATTCATCGTAACTGAATAATGTGCTTGACGCTAAGTTTACGTTATCACCGTTGATAGTTAAATCATTGCCAACAGTTAAATTGTTGTTGATTGTTGTTGTGCCAGTGGTAGCACCCATTGACAATGCTGTAGCATCATCAAACGCTGTAATTGTTGTTGGAGTGTTTAGTAAAAAGAATGTAGATGCTGTAGAAGCAAGGTGGTCAGCACGAACACTAATAACACCTGTGTCTGCGTCTAAAACTAAGTCACCTGTTGTTGTGCCAATTGTGTTGTCATCATCAACTGCAATAGTAATGTTTCCATATTGAGCAGAACCTGCTGAAAAGGAACCGTCAACTACCAAATCATTGTTGATTGTAGTGGTGCCAGAATCAGCACCAATGTTAACGGTCGTGGCAGCAAGTCCAACATTTATGGTTGTTGCATTCGTAGGGAATACATTACCAGTTGTAGCAGTAGTTAGAATGTTGCCACTTAAAACATAAAGGTCGCCACGGACTATTAAATTGCCACTGCTATCTGGGATAGGAGTATCAGCACCACCATACAAACTTGTTGAGTTAGTTGAACTCGCATTTTGTGTAGTAACTGTGCCGTATAAACTTGAAGAACTTGTCATCGTCGCGATCCTTATTTGATGTTGTATTGGCGATACTGTCTTGGTTGCCAAACGCTTGTTAGTCTTGTATGTCCACCAGACCACTTGCCTAAATTATTTTGATCCTCAACTACGTTCCATGCATCAGTAAACTTTTGCTGATATACTGCGGCATCAGTGTCATTGTGACGCTTGATGTAGTATTCGCGTAGTGTTGCATATACGTAGCCTTCTGGCCATGTTTGTAGCACTGGGTTATTTTGAACTGTTAAACCAGTTTGTGTAATACCTGTAACTGTACCACCTGTTGGGCTTGTGCCACCAGTTGTAGTTGCTGTGATACTTGTTGGGCTTTCAATGCTTGTGACAACAGTTGTGCCACCACCAAATGAACCTGTGCCATCCGTTGCGTAAATTGTATCACCAACTTCTAAGTCACCTACGCTTGTCATACCACTGATGCCAAACAACCAAGGACCGCTACCTGAAATTGGGTTTACTGAACCTGTTACTGAAATAACTTCATCTGTAACTGGAGCAAACAACAATGGCCATGCCTTGTAGTAATACATGTTGATCAGGTCACCTTCAGCAATGTAAGGCAAGAATTGATACTTGTTATACACTTCACTGAACTTACCGCGGATAACTGCTGGAACGTTAACTGGTTGCAAGTATAACTGAGCAATCATGCTTTGTGTAATGATGTCACGATCACCAATGCGGTCGTAAACAATCCAAGGACCTGTTTGACTTGATTGGTTGCCAGTTGTGGAGAATACTAACGTGCCACTTACTGTATCTGTGTTTGCACCACTTAGCGTAATAACTGTGCCAACACCGCCTGAACCACTGATGTTAGTAATAGTTGCACCAATAGCAATACCAGTACCTGTTACTAACATGCTGGTTGTAATTGTTTGACTTGGGATGCTTGTTAGAGTGATTGTTGTTTGACCACTTGTGCCTGTTGCTGTGGCTTGAGTTGTAACTTGTGCGCCTTGCTTGAAGAACAAGATAGGTTTGTTCATATCGCCAGGGATAGGAATACGACCATTAGCATCAGCAATACCAATGTTCTCGGCTGCATATGGGTCACTGCGTAGCGCAGGTAGTTCAATGTTTCTCATTGACATCTCTGCCATGAAAATACATTGTTTGATTTCTGTGTCGTTTGTGCTACCTGTAAAGTCTTTGATGAACTCAACTAAGGCATCACCTGTTGGGATATTAAACATCTATATGTTCCTTAAAAATATTTTAGCCTGTTCGTTGCGGATATGAAACCGCAACTGGGATAGGCAACTTCCCGCCAGGATAGCACACGTATTGTGGATACTCTGTTTCCACAACTCTGTAGAATTGTGCTTTCATTGTTCTGTCATGCTTAAGAGCATTCCATGGGATACCACCAAAGTATTGATCGCTAATGCGGATGCTAATAACGTTTGGTAATTCCATCCATTTCCATGTTAAATTGCCATCATCACCAATAGGTGCTAGTGGGTCTGGAATTCCTGCTTCTGCGGCGTGTCTATAGTTTCTTACACGCTCTTTGATTTCTTCAATGTTTTGCTGTTCGCGTGTAATAAAGAATTTACCATCTTGGCGTCCAGTAGTAACTTTAATGTTATTGCCCTTGTTCCATTCAGTTCTACTCCAATCGCCTTTCATACTACGATACAGATCATTGTTTTGTAGTAATCTGTCCGCTACACCGTTGTGCTGTGTAATCATGCCGCCATGATCTTGGCGCCAATAATCGTAGTTCTTTTCTGGGTCGTTATCGTCTAGATATTCAGGTTGATTAATGTCTCTCATAGTGTTATTTAGCGTCATGAGAAAGGGTCCCGAAGGACCCTTTATTCGTTAACTTAACCCTGTTAAGAATTAAGGAGTAACGTCGCCTGCACCAAAGTTTACACGGCTGACCAATGCGGCTGGACGTGCGCCTGGTAGAGAGGCTTGAGCAGTTGTACCTGCTGTGATGTTGTTCAACATACCAACACCTGCTGGGTTACGTACAATCAATGTACCTTCCATGATGAACTGGTCTAATGAAGCGTCAGCATTGCTGAATACTTCGTTGTTTGGACCTAGGTCACGTAAAGAACCCCACTGAACTACGTCTTCGTTCAAGAAGTAGATGCTGTTGGCTGCACCTGTTTGATCCATGATCCAAGAATCAAAGATTTCGTAAGTGTAGTTGAAGTCACCTTCGTAAGTTTGGATTGTGTCACCACGTGCAGAATCCACACGGTTGATACCACGGCTTTGTGGCATGTTGTCGCTTAGACTTGTGCGTAGGCTTGTTGGAGCAACCACTGTACGAATCTTAGCGTTGTAGCGTTGTTCAGCAGTTGTTACCAATTGCTTGTATAGTGCTGGGCTGAAGTATTCGTTTGTGAATGTACCGCTGTAGTAGTAAGAACCGTTAGCGTAAATGCGTAGAGCATTAGAGATTTGAGTTGAACTGTCTGTATCTTCGTTGTTGAAGAATGTGTCCAAACCAGAAGTTGTACCAGAAGTTGTGTTGAAGGATTGTGTACCAGCAAAAGATGCTAGTGAACCCATACGACGACCAGTTTGACCGCTTGGTAGACCAGAAGCAGAACCTGATTGACCTGCATACTTTGTACCAATTTGGTCGTTACGAACTAGTTGTAGTTCAACGTCAAACATCAATTCAATTAACTGCTTAACTTCTTGGTATGCTTGTGGGTCACCACCGGCTTGCATAACGGCACGTGCTGTACCGCTTGAAGCGATAACTGTGCTGAAGATTTGAGTGTAGTTGCCTAAGTTGTAACGGCTGTTGCTTTCGCCTTGGCTTGTAGAAACAGCGGCACCTTCAACTTGTGCTTGAACTGCTGGTGTGCGATAGATGTCATCTGTCCATAGAGGTAAAGTAGAGTTAACTTTACGCTTTTTAGACATGGCCATGTTTAGAACAGGCGTATCATCTTTAACGCGGTTAGACACATCTAGGTCTAGATCTTTGACAACGATGTCGCTACCGTATGCTGTAGTACCGTTACCAATTTGACTGGTTGTAATTTCTGCCATGATTTTATTCCTTTAAATTATGGTTATTATCTTCCACCTCTTGACTGTCGCAATCTTTGCAACTGTGCTACTAAGAGGTTGTCGGCGGCTTTCTTGTCGCCTTTATTGGCTTGTTCACGAAGTTTACTGATGTCACCATCACCACTGCTACGCTGAGTTGTTGAACCCTTGCGAGAAGTCAATGCTGCCATTGAGTTTCCTGCAGACTTGGTAGTAGGCTTGTCCCTATATCTTAAACCATCGCGTACAAGGCTTAATAGTCCTTCATCGCTTGACAGTAAGTCAATATTGGCAACCCCAGGAATGATTTCACTATTGGCTTCGGGCCACAGTCTACTTAGTTTGTCGCGAACCTCTTTAAAGACATAGTCATTTCTCAATTCCTTGTCCTGGAAGTTTTTGCGAGCATAATCTAAACGCTCTGTAACCTGTTGAGCACGAACTTGACGGAACTGATCCACAGCAGGTTTTAGTTGACCAATTAAGGCCTGTTGCTGACGGATGTATTGCTCGTTTTGTTGCATACTCGCCTGGATCCTTGCTACTTGAGCAGGGTCCCTTGTTTGTGCTAACTGTTGTTGGAAAGTTGTTTGATAATTTTGTGTTTTAACAATCTCATCATATGCTTTCTGCAACTTAGGTTGCACAGTGAATTCCATTGCTAGAGTCAAACCTTCTTGTCTTGCACGAACATCGTTGACGTATTCATCAAACTCTGCGCGGTCAATTTTCAGTTGGCGTGCTTCTTCGTGTATTGCAGATCCTTGACCTAAAATGGCTGCGGCTTTCTTGGCATCAATAACTACTTCCTTGCCGTTCTTCATAAATTTGAATTTGGCGTTAGGGTTTGTTTCAGCAAACTCTAAGAAGTCAATTAATTCTTCTGCACTAGAATCAGTACTATCAGGGCTTACAGCATCTTCGTGCTGGGCGTCTGCTTCTTGATTGTCGCTAGCATATTCAGTGTCGCTAGTATCAGCAACTTCGGCTTCAGCATTATCGCTGGGCGCCACAGGGCTGGATGTATCTTCCTCTACATTTGCTCCTGTTGCAGTTTGTTCAGTAGCACCAATTTGATTACGCAATGTCTGTTCGCGCATCGCGGTCATTTTAGCGGCTATTGAGTCTAAACTTGGAACTGCGCTTTGTTCAGTGGCCGCACCTGAGGTGTTAGGGCTGATCGTTGTTTCCATTTAAATTTTTCCTATGTTAAGGGCCTTGCGGTTACCTTCACTTTTATTTAGTATCGCTTTATGGCTGAGTCTGCTGAGATTCAGCGTTTTCTGCCTTAATCAATACACTTTTCTTATAAACTGCACTCTTAAGTGTGTTAATAAAACTGTCAATGCCACTTAACTGATTGGCAAGTGCAATACGTTCTGCATTCGCTTCAGTTGAGTGACTTCTAATATTTGCCATTGCATCATTAACTTCAAACTTGAAGTGATGAATGAACATAGCCAAGTCGCGATTTGTTAGAAGTGATTCAGCAATTGAACCATAATTCTTCACAGCATCGCGCTGGCTAGGTGTTAACTTTTTAGGGTTACTTGTGTCAATAGTGAGGCGTCTATTGTACGCCTCAACTGCGTCTTCGCTAATCATTTCTTTTCCTTTGTAAAAACTTAACTATAAACTTTTGGTGTGCCTGCTGCCATTGCCATGAAGTCTAGTTGTGATTCAGCATCTTGACCAGCAACTTCTGCGGCAATTTGTTGAGCCTTGACTTCATCAAGTTTAGCACTTGCAAGATCCTTTTGGTCTCTTGGACTTGGTTGCTTGTTAGCGTTTGCTTCTTGTGCAGCCTGAATCATTGCAACTACTTCATCGTCTGTTGGCAAGTATGTATTGCAATCCTTAACACCAAGAACGTACAATGTGTCCTCAAATGGCTTCTTAACTTTCTTATACATTTCAGGAGTCAATGCACCACTAGCAGACATGCTTTGTACCATTTGATACAAGTCAGTTTGGCACTTCTGGATGATTTGTAAACGACCTAATGCGTTTTCATCACTCATCATACCTAGTGCTAGTTCTAAGTGAATTTGCTTACGGTCACAGAAGTTCATGTCATCCCAAGCCATGTAGTCTAGGAAGTCTGTCTTCTTGTCTGGGTGACTTGATTGTGCTAATTTCTTAACGCCGTAGTCATCACCATACTGGATCAATGTGCGCCATACTAACCACAATGCTTCTTTTAGACCTTCAGCCGCATTGCGAACTGTGTTGTCTTGAATAATTTGGTTAGGGCTTAATGCCATCTGCAACTTGATACCTGAGTTACCTGGTGCCATTACTTCTGGGTTGAATACATCTTGCGGTGTAGTCATACCAACCATGGCCATTGTATCTTGTTGGATACGGTTCATTGCAACTTCTAAGAATTGCAAGTTGCCGCTTGGAGGAGGCATTTGGTAAATGTCTTTGCTTGGGTCAAACTTGCTGTCTAAGATAAAGATAGCGGCTTCACCGTCTTGCATCATTTCAAAGTCAACGCGGTCTGGCTTAACACCAATACGTGGTGTAGCAGTTAATAGACCCAACTGGATTTCTGCACGAGCGGCTGATGTGTTGTATTCCTGCATTGGAATTACAGATTCAGCAATACTCATACCATAGAAGTTGCCTGGTAGTGGCTTTGGACACATGTTAGCAACAGGGATGAATTCAACTTCACGTGCAGAGATAATGTATGAACCTGAATAGATTAGTTCAACTAGTTCTAGTTCACCATCACCGTCAATGTCATACTTGTTCCAAACAGTAACAACAGACACCATACGTGAATCAGGGTCAGCACTTGCGGCTGAAGAGACTGGAATACCCATAACAGGAACAGAGTCACGTGCGTGGATAGCCAAGTTGTTTAATACAGAACCTGCTTGGTAAGCACCGTTCATGTTGTATTCAGCAAACTGCTCAAATGATTCTAAGTCAATGCCTGGATATAGATCAGTAACTTCTTGAATTGTCATTGGATCGTAGTAACCGCAGAATGGCTGGTCCTTCATTTCAGGAACAGTTGGGTCACAAATCCAGTAGTGTTGTGCAATAGGGTGGAACTTGATGTTGATGTTGTAGCCAGTTAGTTTGTATTTGGCTTTGTAGATTGTGTTACGTGAAACTGCATCATTGATGATAGATTCTTGTTCATCTAAGTTGCCTTGAACAATGCTTTCGCCTTCTTCACCAAACTTTTGCGTTGCTTCTTCGCCTTCGTTCAAGTCCATCATGAAACGTTGTGCAACACTCTTAGCGTATTCTGTCTTTTGCTCGCCTAGCAATTGTGTTGCCTCTTCCATGACTTTCATCATGTCTACAGACTCACGGCGTTTGCTTTGACGCAATGCAGTTAAACCTGCTTCAGCGGCTTGTAGTTCAAACGCTTTTAATTGGTCAGCAGTACCAGACGTTTCAACGTAACGAGTAATTTGTTCACGCACAGGCTTGATCATCATCATACCGTTTTTGTGCATGTTAGCATCCATTACCCAACGCTCCATAATAAAGTGTGGGTCATTCATTTGGTTAACAACTTTGCTAACCATGTTGGTTGCTTGACGTGCCGCTACTTCGTCATCTTCATTGTCTGCTACAAATTCAAAGTTAATCTCGCCATTTGGTAGCAAGCCCTTTGTAATAACTGCGGTAGCATAATCTACGACTGGTTTGACGGAAGGATGAATGTAGTCAATTCCGTTGACTGGTGCAGTACTATCAGTGACTGCGAGACACAGATAATGATAATCTGAGGCCCTATTAACAGCATTCTTTGTTCCTAGGTATCGTAGATAGGACGCCATCTTAACGTCCATTTGGTTTTTCATGCGGACAAAGTTAGCGTTAATCTTTCTATTTTGATTAATGTCCTGCACTGGGATATTTTTAATATCAAGCATTGTATCGGGTTCCCTTTACTGATACTTTATTTAGCATCTGGCTTCTCTTCTGGCTTTTGAGATTGCTCTGCAGGAACTTCTTTGTTCTTCTTGCCAAAGATGGAATCCCAGTTATCGCGTATTTTATCAGTATCTTCTTTGCGTCTTGTGCTGCCTTTTCCCATTAAAATTCTCCTGGTAAGACGATTTTAGGTTGCGCTGCCTCTTCTACTTGTTTTGCGTATGCTTTTGCAACTTGCAAATCACAAACGTGACAGTAGTAGGGACCGTCATCATCATCCAATTCATAAATTGTGTGTGGAATATCATTGGCCAACATAGCCATCTCAAACACCTTCGCGTGTTTCTCACACATAATAACAGGGGGTTGTTCCCCCACTGTTGTTAAAAATTTACCATTCATTTCATGTGCCATAAATTATCCTTGTGGGTTATAAGCCTTCTTCCAAGCAGGCTTATCACTGTCATCTTTGGGTTTGTAATATCTATCACGAGCAGCCGCCATGCGTTGCGCCGGAGTTCTGTTATCCCATGGTTCACAAATACCTTGCAAGCAAGCAAGTAATGCATAACGTGCTGAGTCAATTGTGTCGTCTGGGTCACTGAAACGTCCTTGTGCATCCACATAGTAGTTTTGTGCATCACTTAAAAATTGTGTGCAGTTTTCGTTTACCATTAGACTTCCAACTTCAAGCATTTGACGCATCTGGTTAATGCCATAACTCTTATGGTTAGTAACACGACCTTCGCTGTCAGGCGGGTTCATGATTGGCTTGTGATATACGTTCAACTCATACGATTCAAATAGTTCTCGTATTGAACTACTACTCATAGTGTATCTGCCAGGAGTAGATGCATCAGCAGGTAGAACGATAGGAGTACCAAACACTTCAGGACGAAGCAAATGATTGATGTACTGAGAGGGGACAGCCTCTTCAATACCCTGCACAATGATTTGTCTATGTAGATAAGCAACTCGTTCATATGGTTCCCAATACATTAAACTTATCACAGTTTGGTCATTCACCAAGCCCAAGTCAAGTGAGATAACTCTTTGAATATTTGGAATACGTGTAAAATCAATTTGTCCTGTGGTGTATGTTGGCCATTCGCGCAACTGAAATACAGCACCTTTACCCATAACTGGTTTACCAGCAATACGTGCTTCGCGTTCATGCGGCAAGTAATCACGCTCTAACTGACGGCGAGTCTCCTTCAGTAGGAATGGCATGCCCCAAGGATCATACTCAGGAACATCATCCCAACTTACACGAATAAATTCATATCCTTCTTCTTTGTTCCAGAACTTTGATACTAGACCGTTCAAGCCTTTTAGCGGGGTGAAAGAACATAATACCTTGCCTTGCGTAGTAGCAGTACGTGTAACAATTTCACTGAAGAAGTCATCTGGTGGCTGTTCATCAAATACTGCAAGGTTCAATTTGAAACCCTGTAGTTGACGAACTTCCTGCGTATAGTTTGCAAATAACAAGTAGGAGTTTGCCCCACTAGTATGTTTGATCTCCACACCAATACAGTTAGCACCATCGTTACGCATAGTGTCTGTAATAATGCAGTCGCGAGGAATGAAACCCGTGCCTAAGTTCTCTGTAATCTTAACATCTTGGGTTCCCAGCAGTTCATTCTGTAATACAAGCGCAACCTGTGACCAACCTTCGCCTGCTACCATGCAAGTGATGGGCTTGTCAAAGCGATAGCCATTCCACCATTCAGGATAGCGTCCTGTTAGGTGCATGGCTGTCTCAGCACAAGTGCTTACTGTTTTACCAATACGGTTTGCGGCTAGAATGCCACGGCGTTCACTATTTCCTGTTGCAAAGAAAGTTAACTGATGTTCAAATGGACGAAAGTACTTTAGTTGATCATACTTCATATCCTCTGCTACATCAATTACTAGATCCTGCATTAGATTTTGCAAGTTGCTTGGCCAGCGCAGATACGTCTCTGGAGCAACACTATTCTTATCTAGTGAAAAACGCAAGGCACGAGCCATTAAGGTTTCTGTGCCTATCATATTATTCCTTTGGTTCGTTATCTAAGAATTCGTTTAGAACATCACGTAGGAATACTAAGTCGTAGCGGTCAAATGTATATTCTAGAACAACAGGACGACCTTCGTCTCTGTTTAAAATGAATTGTAGTGGTAATACATTACGTGCTTTCCAGCGACCAATAACGTCAAGAGCGCTGTCTTCATTACTTGCTATGTTCTTCATTGCTAACCTCCGTAGGATACATTTGATTGATAACACTTAGGTGCCATAAGGCATTACTAAGTTCAGCAATTTCTTCTGCTGTGCAGTTCCATGTGTTTGGATCTGCTAAGTCAGTTGGCTTTCTTGTTAAAACTGCTTGCAAGCGTTCAGCGGTTAAACGCATACAATGTTCAACTTGACCAGGGAAGCGTGTTTTAAACGCATCCCTGTGAGCCGCATTGACTTTCTGCATGATAAGCGTGTCACGAACAATGCGTTCTTGTTGCGCTTGATGAATCATGCCGTCACGGGCTTCGTTACTCATTACTTCAAGTCCCATGGGTTGTGTACAACAGAATCATTCAATGAGATGAATTCACGGTCAATCCATACTTCCCACTGATTAGATTTGTTAACTTTAAAGCCTTGCATCATAGCACGTAGGCGTTTACCTTGTGGTGTTAGTGTGCCATCTTCACGCATGATAACTTGCTCACCTGTGCGTGGGTCAACCCACTTGATAACTTCAGGACGAGTGCGACCAAACTTGTCAATCTTCTCGCCGTATGGTCGTTGCTCTAGAGGACCTAGAATTTCATAACTGATCATACCATTGTTGTATTTGCGGAACAACATGCTGACCTTTTTATCTTGTGCTCGTGCTTCTTCATCAGGATGTGGAACAACTGGACTTAAGAAAACGTTTTGCACTTGTTTACGATCTGGCAATGAACTATCACGTGCTGGTGGTTCCTTGATTGGGTCAATAGGAACTAGTTCTGTGCGGTCAATGTATGGGTTGTCGCTACCAATGAATTTAGGATCTACTTGCTCGCCGTTAAGCACATCCATAGCAACTTGATACTTTAGTTTGTTAGCACGACCTTTTAAACTTAGCACAATGCCAGTTTCATCGTAAACAAAACGTTCTAGTTCTGTTGCTGTTGGGAAGTCAGTCATCAAGCCATCAATGTCATATTCACCAGCATTAATAGATGCAGGTGCCGCTGGCGCTGAAACTTGAGGAGTTACAATCCATTCAGTTTTGTTTTTCTTTGAGGTTTTTGTTGGAGCCTTCTCAGGTGTCGCTTCTACTGGAGCGTCCCAAGGATTGTCCGTTGGAGTGTTTGATTTTTGCATGTCTTTTCCTTTTCTATGCGATAAGCAAGGGAAGTCTGTTCCCTTGCTGTATTTTTATTTAGCGTACTCTTGGGCGAGTGATGCCAGTTCTAACGCCAGGAGCATTAGGTGGAGCAAAACGATTTTGCTGTAGTGGTGTCATTTGACGATTAGTTGTAGGAACAACTGCTTGTCTGCCTTGCATTGCACCATAACTTAAATCATTCATACGTGGGCCTGGAGCAGGTGTTCTACCTGGCATAGCAATACCTTGCATACCGCCTACTGGTGCACGACCTTGATTGCCAAACATTCCTTGTGGAGCATTAGGTGCCAATGGATTACGTGCCGCAGTATTTGCTGGAGGACTGAACATGCCAATTTGACCAATACCAATTTGTGAACGGTCAATAGGACTTAGTGCGCCAAAGCCAGGAGGCAATTGGCCTGTACCTTGTGTAAATGGTTGTTGCTGTCCAGGCGCTTGTTGCATTGGCTGTGACACAGGTGGGTTCTGTGATGGAACTGGAGACTGCGCTGCCATTGGATCTTGCGTAGGAGCAAACTGATTATCAATTGGCGCTGGACCAAAGCCAATGCCAACTCCAGGAGGCATTGCACCACTCTTACCACCAGGCATACCAACAGAAGGCAAACCGCTTGCTGGAGGCATTTGCTGTGCATTAGGATCCATAGCATTTAACTGCGTAGGATCTTGTGCGTTAGGATCTTGTTCAATTGGTGCTGGACCAAAGCCAATGCTAACGTTTGGTGGTAAAGTTGTCATTCCCATTATCGTGTTCTCGTTCTTGTGTATTGATTGCTTATCACCGTCTTAGGTGCAGGCTTTGGTGCTGGAGCAGGTGCTGCCTTAGGTGCAGTAGTTGTAACTGCGGCAAATGGTGATGGCTTAGGTGCTGGCTTGGGTGCTGTCACTGCTGGCTTGGGCGCTG